CTGCATCATTGATGGGCGCCGAGGACGGCGCTATGCCGGTTTCGATCCGTTCAATCATCTGGCCTCATCCTTGGTGCGGGCGGCGGGACTCGAACCCGCACGGGGATACCCCCTCCGGATTTTAAGTTAGCTCCGGCGCGTCCTGCGTAGTCACACAATGTCACAGCATACCCCAGTCTTTTCGGGCTTGTGCGGCGACTCCTGCAGGGACATAATGTGACGGAGAACAGCAAGGGGGGACGCCTGAGGGATACCCTCAAGGATACCCTCCAATCCGTGGGGTGTTTGCGTGGCGGTCTTGTCCGATGCGTACATTGAGCGTTTAACCCTTGGCGCACGATCTGAGCTTGTGGTTCGCGACTCCCGTCTTACTGGATTCGCATTGCGAGTGCGACGGAAGGCGGACGGAAAACTGAGCCGCGCCTTCTTCGTCATTCTCGAGGATAAGCCCGCTGCTGATGGCACCCGCAAGCGGCGGAAGGTCACCGTAGGCGACTATCCGACGTTTTCGACGGACGCGGCTAGAGCCGAAGCGCAGAAGATGTTGCAGGCCCACGCGAGCGGCGACGACCCCGCAGCGCAGCGCAAAGCTAAACGCGAGGCGCCAACTTTCGATGACCTGGCTGACACCTTCATTGCGCAGTACCTTCCTTCTAAGCGCCCCCGGACGGCCGCTGACTATCGCGAACGAATAGACCGGCGGCTCCGGCCGGAGTTCGGCCGGACCAAGGTCGCAGCGATCGACGCCAGGGCAGTGCGGGAGTTCGTGAGGGCAGGCAGCGACCGCCCTACAGATACGAACAGGGCCTTAGCCGTGCTGTCGTCGATGATGGCCTTCGCTGTTGAGGAAGAACTCCGACCAGATAACCCTTGCCGTGGCATTCGACGCTACAAGGAGGCGGCGCGGGACGCATGGATAGATGAGCTAGATATGCCTCGCTATCTGGAGGCTCTGAGCGCCGTAAAGGGGCCGCACGGCGACCTTCTGCGCTTCCTCACTATCACCGGCTGGCGGATCAGTGAGGCGCGGGAACTTACGTGGGATATGCTCGATCTCCGCAGGTTGGTGGCGAATCTACCGGACACAAAGACCGGGCAGCAGGATCGGCAGCTATCTGCTGACGCGGTGACAATCATCTCGGGGCAAAAGCACCGGAGCGGGTACGTGTTTTCCAAGACTGGGAGGCAGATGCTAGATTACAAGCATTGCGGCCATATTCTAAGTGACGTCTGCACGGCGGCTGGGATCAAGCGGGTGACACTTCACGCACTGCGCCACAGCGCTGCGACATGGTCCGCAATGGCCGGCGCGAGCGCCTTCGAACTTCGAGAAACTATCGGGTGGTCCAGCCTTGCCATGGCAAATAGGTATGTCAGCAAAGCTGAGCGTCTTGGCCGTCGCGGAGTGGAACGAGCAGCTGAAGCCATAGATGTTCTGCGCCGTCGCCAACCAACATAGCTTGTCTTTAGTTGTCACCTGTGCTATATGATTGGCACTGCCTCGATTCAATCGAAGCCGCGGTGAGCGGTACGCAGTAGCAAATGTGGTTGCGACTGACCCTCGCCAGGTCGCACCGAGTCAACTGGTATTCCCCCACATCATGGATCCCGTTGCTTCCTTCATGGAGCGACAAGGGCACTTCGTCAGCACCGGCCTTGTAGGTCGGCGGCTGTATGAAGCCCTTGCCTCTGACCCCTCCCTGCCCCTCTACTTCAAGCCTGCCGACGCAGCCGCTATTGCTGGCCTGTCCGAAGATGCGATGACGAAACGCCGAGCTCGTCGTATGGCGCCAAGTTACATCGCTCATTCAAACCGAAGCGTGACCTACCCACGGCCAGACCTTTGTCTCTGGCTTGCGGGGATGTTTGTGGATAGGAGCGCAGCGTAATGAACCATCAAAACACCTTGTCGGACCAACTTGCTGAACAGGTTGGCGAGGTACTGGCAGAGCAACTGAAGACGTACGCAGTCTTCTTGGGAGAGGCGGCCGGAGCAGGTTTGCGGATGCGGACCATTGGTGTCTCTGGTCAGCCGCTGAACGAACCGTTGTTGGAGCGCGCATCCACAGCATTGCGGAACGACCTAAAAAAGCGCCTCGCCGGCCTTAGCGTCCGGGTAGATCTGTCGTGGGCATATCTGCTGCGAGATGCCGAGGTTGTCGACATGCTCGCGTTACATGCCGACGCGGCAATGCTGGGCAAGTACGACGCCCTAGCGCGGGGTGCCGCGTGAAGCACCAAGATCCCGCCACCATCGAGGGGGAGCCGGTTGTTATCGGCTCCCTTGACGATGCCGAACAGCTTCGGAGCTTCACAAGCTGGAAACTGGACCTGATCAACTGCATGTCGATCGATCCTCGCCTGAAGCCTTCTGACGTGCGTCTCGCCATTATCTTGCTGCGTCACCTGAACAGCCTCAACGGCCAGTGCAACCCTTCTGAAGCCACCCTGGCGCAGCAGATGAAGGCCAGCTTGCGGACGGTGGAGAACTGCAAAAGTAGTCTGGAATCAGCCGGCTGGCTGTCGTGGCGCCGCACCCAGAAATCCAACTGGTACGAGTTCCACGATACCCACGTAAGCGTCATGCTCGATTATCTGTTGAGCATGCAGGAGGCCAATCGTGAAAAACAGTTGGAGACCCAGACCCGCAAGCAGTTGCGTATCGGGAACGACGACACCCGCAATAAACTGCGCATCTCGAACCGCAATCCATTGCGTGTCTCGAACCGCAGCCAGTTGCGCACAAACACCTCAAGTGAACACCACAAGGGAACACCTGAAGATTCAGAGGGTATAGAAAAGAGGGGCATGGATAGGGGAGTCTATGTTCCACCCTCCTTTGATCATCTAGACGGCAAGGAGGACTCGAGATGAAGCAGCTAGACCTTTTCGTTGACGTCACCCCTGTAGAGCCCGCCCCGACTGTTACAGGTGAGGTGATCCGCTTCCCGACCCATGCCTGGGCTCCGCAATGCTGGCGCCCCGTGGTCGAGCCGATCACCGCGGGCCTTCAGTCTCGCAAGTCGGACAAGGGCCGGAATGGCTTCTGGAAGCGGGAAGTGATCGCCATCGAAAACCGGCTGCGCAGTGGCGGCGCCACCGAAGACGAGATCATGGCCGAACTTCATTGCTTCCGTCAGGCAGTCATTGCCGAGATGGCGCGCCGGGGCATGCACGAGCGGAAGGGACCGGGGGCGGCATGACATTCAGCAAAAGCCGCACAAATCGTAACTCCGCATGCTCCCAATGTTTTCGGGCACTTTCGAAACAACCCGCAGGCCACCTGTAAAAATCACGTAAGAATCAGGAAAATTATCCTAGTCCCATATTGTCAGTGTTTATTGGTGATATCGCTTTCCGTCGACTCGATTTGAGCGATGCTGGAGCGGTTTGCTGTCACGTTGTTTCTGATATAGCGTCTTTCTGGCAACGATGTGCCTTGCCTTCGCTAAAGTGCGCGTCGTATACACACCCAACGCTACATCCACGCCCGGTGAGGAATCGCCCGGCTTTTCGACCCCGCTTCGGTTTTCCGCAGCGGGTTTTTCTTTGCCCGCCTGCCGGCTCCCCAATGCCGGCCAGCGGGCTTTTTTATGGGGTGAGACATGGCCGCACGAGTTGGCAGTCTTTTCACCGAACTCACCGTTGACGCCTCTGGCCTGGTAACCGGCCTGGGCCGTGCCGGCACCCGGCTCGAAAGCTTCGAGCGTGGCGCCAACACGCGGCTGGGGAAACTCGACCGCGGCTTTTCCAGCACCTTCGCCAACATCGGGCGCTCCGCGAGTTCTATGGTGCTCAGCATCGGCGCCGGCCTGGGTGGTGCCCTAGCCGGTATTGGCGGCGCCGCGGTCTTCAGCACACTCAAAGACACCGCCCGCGCGATTGCAGACATTGGCGACAAGGCCCGCCAGGCCGGGATGGACGTTGTCTCGTTTCAGGAGCTTGGTGCCGTCGCTCGTGCGAACCGGCTGGAGGTTGATGACCTCAGCGCGGCCATGCGCGAGCTTCAGCTCCGCTCCGATGAGTGGATATCCAGCGCCGGCAAGTCCGGTTCCGCAGCCGAGGCCTTCGCTCGCATCGGCTATACCGTGGACGAGCTCAAAGGCAAGCTGGCCGATCCTTCCGCCCTGTTGTCGGAGATCATCGGCAAGGTTCAGACCCTCGACCGCGCCGCGCAAATCCGAATCTTCGATGAGCTTTTCGGCGGCGATGGCGAGCGTCTCATTCGCCTGCTCGACGATGGCGAAGCCGGGGTCAAACGGATCATCGAACAGGCCCGGTTGGGGGGGCAGATTTTTGACGAGCAGTTGGTCGACCGAGCCTCCGAGCTGGACCGCGCCATAGCCGGCGCCGCTGCTACGGTTGGCAACCAGTTGCAGGGTGCGATCGTCAACGCCGGCTGGCAGCTCTACAACTTCATTCAACAGTTTCAGGCTTTCGAGCAGCGCACGAACCAATCGCTAGACCAGTCCATGCGTGACTTGGGCCTGGAGCGCTTGGCCGCGACCAATGCGATCATGGAAATCGAGAAGGAACAGCGCGAAGCCGGTGGCACCAACGCGATGATCTTCGAGTCTCGCATCGCTGATGAGCGTGCCCGCCTCGAGCGCATCCTTGAGGACGAAAAAGGCATTCTGGCCGTTCTAGAAAGTCGGAAGCCACCGACTATCGCAGCGCCGACCATGGACATGCCAGGGGCCGGTGCAGGCTGGGACGAGTTCAGCGGCACCTTCGGAGTCCCTGCTGCCGGTGGCAGTGGTGGCCGTAGCGGCGCCACCGAAGGCACGGTTGCCCAGACAGATGCCACCACCGCACTGATCGCCAAGCTTCGCGAGGAATTGGCCGCGGTCGGTGCCAACGCCGTCCAGCAACGCATCGCCAACGAGCTGCGAGCCGCGGGCGTGGATTTGATGAGCAGCGAGGGCCAGGAGATTGCCAGGCTGGTCTCCAATATCGCCTCACAGGAAGATGCTTATGCCGGCCTGCAGCAAGCCATCTCCACCGCCTCCAGTCTGACCAAGGACTTCGTTGGCGGCCTGCTGGACGATGTCCGCAACGGCGTCCCTGCCGTTGAAGCGCTTGGCAATGCGTTCGGGCGCCTTGGTGATCGGCTGATCGATATGGCGCTGGATCAGGCCATCAATTCCCTTTTCGCCAACCTGCTAGGCGGCTTCGGCGGCGCTGGGGGCGTAGGCGACAACGTCAATCAACTTCAGGTGGCAATGCCATGAGCCTTTTCGTTTCATTCCCCTATGAGGACAGGATTGAGCTGCTGACGGACGCAGCAAGCTACCTGCCGACCGGCCTTCTGATGATGACGCACTCGAAGGTTCGGACCTCGAAGACGGTGCCGATGGCTGTCACCGGGCGCGGTCATTCAGTCGAGATCGACTCCATGATCAACGCCTGCCTTTCCTATGCGGAAGATGCCGGCTCATTTGGCCAGGCGATGATCGCGATAGAGCGCGAGTTCGATGAATGGCGGGCTGCTAGTGAGTACACCGGCAACGCCTTTCAGCTCTACATCGCCGGCCATATCGAGGGCCATGGCCTGGCACAGTACCAGATTTGCAGCATCCCGGATTACCCTCTCAAGGGCATGGAGCCGATGCGGGTCAATACCCTGTACGGCGTCATCTATGCCGGTCCTGATACGGACGCCGAGCGGATAGCCGATATCCTCTCCGAAGACCGTTTGCGGGCTGGTGCGCGTGAGTTCGGTCCCGACCTCTGCCAGTACCTTCGAGGCCTCAAGGATCATAGCCCGCAAGACCCGCTGAAGCGCAAGATGCACGGCATTGGCGGGCACATCGACCTGACCACCATTACGGCCACCGGCGCCACCACCGAGCGGCTTCTGACTTGGCCGGATCGTCCATTCATGATGATCGACCCTGACTTGCAACCTGATGTGCATATCCATCCGCCCGCGCTTGAGCGGCGAGCGACAGCACCGATCCCCACCTTCGAACCGGAGCTTGAGGCCGCATGACCGAGACCGACGAATTCAATAACCCCTTGCCCGTTGGGGCCATCCCGCTGCGCAAGGTCGGGCCGAGCGCATACGTGCGGTTCGGCGTTGACGAACTCGAAAAGCTGGAGGGCTGGATCTACGACTTCGCGGGGAAGGACAGCGCGCCCTGGGAAGTTGCTTTGGCCCGCCTCGAGGTAATGGACCGCCGCTTCATGGCCGTCCTGCTCGATACGGGTCTGACCAATGCGAAGCCGGCTGACGCCTTTGCCGCCATGCCGCTCAGCGAACTGGCCGAACATCTGTCGGACGCGATCTGTCAGATCCTATATGGCCGGAACTTCCGCGAGCAAATCGAGCACAACCAAGCCAAGGCCCATGCTTACGCCCTCAAGATGCGTTCGGTGGTGGAGGGCAAAGAAGATGCGTAATCCAGCCATGTACGCCGCCGCATCTCGCGATCGGTTCGTCGCGCTCGCTGCCATGGGCGAAGTTGTCGAAGGCAGCAAAAACATCGCGGCATATGTCGGAGTCTCTCAGCCGACCATCCTGAAGATGATCCATGCCGGCGAAATCCCGGCGTTTGTTGTTGGCAACAAATTGCAGGTCTCAAAGAGCCTTTTGGACGCATGGCTCCTGATGCGCCAGCTCCATGCCCTCAACGCCGCAGTCGGTGAGCCGGCCCAGCCAAAGCCCGTCAGGAAATGAAGCCCGCGCCGCTCAACAAGGCCAACACCTACGCCAAGCCCGCCTGGGCCGGCTGGTATGGCACCAGTAGATGGAAGGCTCTCAGAGGCGCCCAGCTTGCCCGTGAGCCGCATTGCAGGATGTGCGCTGCCGAAGGAGTGAAGACCCGCGCCACCGTCGCAGACCACATTACCCCCCATCGTGGCAATGCTGCGCTGTTCTGGGGCGGGCCGTTCCAAAGCCTATGCAGCCATCACCATAACGCGGCCAAGCAGCGTGCCGAGAAACTGGGCTATTCCCCTGCCATTGGCCACGATGGCTTGCCCACCGACCCCCGCCATCCCTTCAACCGAGGCATGAAATGTTGACACCGGTTTTTCAGCATGGCGCCGATCGCAGCGTCGTAGAGCAGGCCTTCCAGTTGTGGAAGATCATCACGTTACTCGATGATGCCGAGGGCGATGACATCGAGGAATTGCAGACCAGCGATGAAGCCTATTTCGTCAGGGAGTCCACCCGCCAGCTAGCGGCGATGCACCCCGCATTTGCCGACTATGAGCTTGAACGCCACTTGGCGAAGTAAAAGGAGCCGACATGGCCACGATTGAGATTCTGCCCGTCGCTTCGACCGACGCCACCTCCGACGATATCGCCGTAACGGACCGCCTTCTGGTGTGCCTCAAGGCGGCAGACGAGACCATCCCGAAGGACGCCTTGGTGAAGGTGCTTATGGTAGGCGGTGAGGGCATTGCCACCATCGTTGACGAGCTCCACCACCTGGCGGTGTCCGGCATTGCGTTCGGGCCGGGGACGTACCGGTTCAAGCGCACCAGTGGCGCTGTCGGTGTCTTTGGCGAGAACATGTAGGCAGGGGCGGTCGTAAAGTCGTCGCCTTTTCAACGGCTTCGGATCGGCCATGCTCTCTTTCGCATATTTAGTTTCGACATCCAGCGCTTCGGCGGCAGGATCCAGAGGGCGCTTAGCGGTGCGTCCGATATCGGAAAGCTTTGCTCTCGGCCGCCACCCGGTTCGGGATTCATCGAGTCAAGCTTAGCAACGTCGCGAGAACCAGCCGGTCAAGGGCTCATGCGTGGACGCCTGGGATAGGCCTACGCACTCGGTGGAGCGGTCGTTTCCGGGGCCGCTCCACCACCTACACGGAGATATCCCAATGCCGCTTCGTGGCCCTGGCGCCGGCCGCCAGAAGGCCGCCGCTGCGCAACTGGACGAACAGAAACGACCTCGCCGCCTGCCGTGGAAGAAGAAGGGCCTTTCCCTTGCCGAGCAGGTCATCGCCTTTCTGCAATGGCTCCCGATTACCAAGGGAAGGCTTGCCGGGAAGCGTATGCGCCTGCTGCCATCGCAGCGCGAATTCATCTTTGCCACCTTCGAGACCGACCGCCGCGGCAACCGGCCTATTGCCCTGTCGATCCTCAGCGAGCCCAAGGGCAACGGCAAATCCGGCCTGTGCGCCGGCATTGCCTTGGCATACCTGCTAGGGCCACTGGCTGAAGAGCGCGGCGCCGTCTATGCCGCCTCGATCGACCGCGGCAAGGCTGGAATTCTATACGATGAAGTGAAGGCGATCATCCTTCGAGTTCCGGAGTTCGCGGCCCGGGTGAACATTATCGACTTCTCCAAGCGTATCGTGGTGCTGGAGGGCGATGGTTTCGACGCCACATTCGAAGCCCTGTCTGCCGATGCCCGCCGCTCGCAAGGTCTCAGCCCGACTTGCTGGCTTTATGATGAAGCGGGGGAGTCCCCCGACGATGGGTTGGCTAAGGTGCTGCTGGAGTCGGAAGGCAAGCGCAAGCATACGCTTGGAATCATCCTCTCAACGCAAGCTGACAGTGACGATCATTGGCTTAGCAAGCTCATTGATTCAGCTATTACTGGCGACCAGCCAGGCACCTACCTGCAGCTTCACGCGGCGCCAGTGGACGCCGATCCATGGGCCGATGAAACGATCCGCCTGGCTAACCCTGCCCATGGTGTTTTCCTCGACATGGCGGCCCTGCTCAAGAGCCGAGATCGGGCCAAGAGCATGCCCAGTTTCGAGCCCTCCTATCGCCGGTTGCGGCTCAATCAGCGGGCGGATTCGAACCCCGAAGATCGCCTTATTCAAGCAGCGACTTGGAAGGAATTGGCCTTGCCGGTGGACCGCGAAAAGCTCCGCGGGCGCGTTTGCTTTGGCGGGCTAGACCTTTCCGGCAAGCATGACCTGACCACGCTCGTGCTGGCCTTTCCCGATGACGCCGGGAATTTCGACTTGCTGCCGATTTTCTGGACACCAGAGGGGCAGCTAAACCAGCGGACCAATGCCGAGGCCGCCCGCTTCAAGGAATGGATTGCGGCCGGTCACATGATCGCCGTGCCTGGCGCCACCGTTCGATATGATCACGTCGCGGCTCATATGGCCGCGCTCGCCAAAGAGTTCGACATCAATATGGTCGGCTTTGATCGCTACCGCATCGATGACCTTAAACCCGAACTTGACGACGCCGGGGCAGAGATCCCGCTGGAGCAATTCGGCCAGGGATTCGTCAGCATGGGGCCGGCTGTTGAGCGGTTTGCCGAAGTCGCCTTGTCGGGAAAGCTCCGGCACGGGGGGCACCCCGTCCTAACCGCGGCCGTCGCCAATGCCATCACCGTATCGGACGCGGCCGGCAATCTGAAGATTGACAAGGGCCGCTCCAATGGCCGTGGCCCGGTCCGCGTTGACGGTGCCGTTTCCATGGTCATGGCCCTGCAGGTTGCCGCTCGATACCAGCCACCACCGCCCAAGCCGTCCCTCGATGGCTTCCTGAAATCCCCTGTAATGGTCATCTGAGGGTTACGCCTTTGAGTTTAAGAGATTGGTTCGGAAGGTCTTTTGGCCTGACCGATGCGAAGCCATGGGCGCTGTTTTATGGCGGCGCCAGCCATAGCGGCAAAGCTGTCAACATTGATTCAGCCCTCCAGTTGTCGACCTTCTGGGCATGCACCCGCCTGACCGCGGGGGCCATCGCCTCCATGCCCCTGCAACTGTTCGAGAAGGACTCGCACGGGGGCCGCCACCCTGCCGACCATCCCTTGGCAGGATTGCTTACGGTCACTCCCGATGGCGAGCGCACGGCCTTCGAATTCTGGGAAGCCGTCACCGCCTGGTTGCTTGTCACCGGCAACGCATATGCCGAGATCAGCCGGATCGGCAACCGTATCGTCTCTCTGAACCTGCTGCCGAGTGATCAAGTCGACGCTACCCGGAATGCCGATGGTGATCTGGAGTACCGCTTCAGTGATCGGGGCCGTCCTGTGGTGCTGCCTGCCGAGTCCATGCTTCACCTAAAGGGCTTCGGCTTCGGCGGCGACCTTGGGTTGAGCGTCATCAAATTTGGGGTCCAGACTATTGGCAGCGCCATTGCCGCGGAAGAAACCGCTGGCAAGATCCTTGGCAACGGGATGATGCCAAGTGGCGTCTTGTCGTCCGAATCCGAACTGACGGACGTCCAGCGCACTCAGTTGACCGAGATCATGAAGGCCTACGCGTCCAGTTCGAACGCGGGGAAAATGATGGTTTTGGAGGCTGGGCTAAAGTTCGACCAGCTGAGCCTGAACCCGGAAGATGGTCAGCTCTTGGCCACCCGATCATTTTCGGTCGAAGACGTTTGCCGTTGGTTCGGGGCGCCGCCCATCGTTGTCGGTCATGCTGCCAACGGCGTCACGGCATGGGGCAGCGGCATTGAGTCCTTGGTGCTGCAGTGGCTCACCACCGGGCTCAATCCAATCGCCAAGCGTATCGAGGACCGAATCCGGCTCCAGCTTCTCGCACCCGGGGAGCGGTCTCGGTTCTACCCTGAGTTCAACCGTGAGGCCCTTCTGCAGGCAGATAGCGCGGCGAAGGCGGCCTTCCTCTCCAGCCTCGTGCAAAACGGCCTGATGACCCGCGCCGAGGGCCGCCAGAAGCTCAACCTTCCCGATCGGCCAGAAGCCGACTTCCTCACCGCACAAACCAACCTGGCGCCGCTCGACAAGCTGGGCGCCGCAGATCCCGCCGCCACCATCCGCGGTGCACTTGGCATTGGAGAAACCGCGAAATGATCACAATAGATTTGTCGCGCTTTAGCCTGCTTGGCGACCGCCGCTTCACTTTCAACCATATTCCCCGGTTGTCCTCGGTCTCGCTGGCGGACATTTCAATCATGGAGCCGCGCAAGTGAGCAGCTTGAAAATCAGAGACTTTGACCTCTCCATCAAAGCCGCCGCCGATGGCACGTTCTCCGGCTATGGCAGCGTGTTCGGCGTGGTGGACACCTATAACGAGATCGTAGCATCCGGCGCCTTTACCGACACGCTGGCCGCACGTTCCCGCCCGCTGCCAATCCTTTGGCAGCATCGCCAGGACATGCCGATCGGCGTCTATGAGGCCGTGCGCGAGGATGCCAAGGGCCTATTCGTGGAAGGCCGGCTCCTGGTGAAGGACGTTGCTCTTGCTCGTGAGGCGCACGCCCTGATGAGTGCGGGCGCTGTCTCCGGCCTGTCGATCGGCTATTGGACGCGCGAGTCCAGCTACGACGAGAAAACCGGCGTTCGGACGTTGACCAAGCTCGACCTGGAGGAAGTCTCCATCGTCACCAGTCCAGCCAATGACGAGGCCCGGGTTGACGCTGTCAAGCTCAAGCTGGCGCACGGCACCATCCCCACAATCCCCGAATTCGAAAGACTCCTGCGCGATGCCGGATTCTCTCGCTCCCAAGCCGCGACAATCGCCAGTCACGGCTTCAAGCACATCCTGAGTGATTCAGGCTCCTCGGCGAACACTCCCGCCCTGAAGTCCCTAGCGGACCACCTCAAGGGCTTTTCTCTCCCGAAATAAGGAAGACACTAATGTCTTTTCACGATCGCGGCTTCGGCCGCAAGAATGCCGGCGCACGCCCTGTTGACGCCGATGCCACCGAGTTCAGCGAAGTGCTGGAGCTCCTGCAGGCCCGCGATGCTGAGATCAAGTCGTTTGCCGAAAAGGCCGATGCGGAGATCAAGGCCACCGGCAAGATCGCGACCGAAACGAAGAGCGCCCTCGACAAACTCAGCACGGACGGCGTTGCGCTGGCCGAACGCCTTCAGGCCGTTGAGCAAAAGATGAGCAAGCGCTCCTTCGGCCCTGCCGCCGCGAAGTCGGTTGGCGAGCAGTTCGTGGAGTCGGAAGATTTCAAGTCGCTCGCTTCCAAGGGCGCCGGCTCTGCTCGCATCAGCATCAAGGCCAACGAGCTGACTTCGGCCACCACGGACACCAACGGGGCAGTCGGTGACGCCATTGTTCCGCAGCGTCTCCCTGGCGTGCTCCAGCCGGCTCAGCGCGAGTTCACCATTCGCAGCCTGCTCTTGCCTGGTCGCACTTCTTCCAACGCCGTCGAGTACATCGAAGAAACCGGCTACACGAACAACGCCGCCGTGGTGGCCGAGCTTGGCGCTGTTCCGCAGTCGCACCTGAAGTTCGACCTGAAGACCGTCAACGTCAAGAACATCGCTCACCACATCGTTGCCTCCCGCAACGTGTTGAGCGACGTGCCAATGTTGCAGTCTTATATCGACGTTCGCCTTCGCTACGGCCTGGCCGAGAAGGAAGAATCCGAGCTTCTGACCGATCTCCTGGCCGCCGCGATCCCGTTCAACGAACTGGCCTACTCGGAGGCGACGGACACGCCGATCGACACGATCCGCCGCGCCGTGCTTCAGGTTCGCATTGCCGAACTGAAGCCCACCTTTGTCGTGCTCAATCCGATCGATTGGGCCGATATCGAACTCCAGAAGGACGACAACGGCCGCTACATCGAAGTGTCCATCCGCGAGGGTGGTGAGCTTCGTCTGTGGCGCCTGGCCGTGGTCGAGTCCACCGTTATGACGGCCGGCCGCTTCCTCGTCGGTGCCACGATGGCGGCCCAGATCTTCGACCGTGAAGATGCCGCCGTCGAAGTCGCCACCCAGCATGCGGATTTCCGCCTGAACGGCAAGGTCGCCATCATCGGTGAAGAGCGCCTGGCGCTCACCGTCACCCGGCCGGAAGCCTTCGTTTACGGGCAGTTCGAGCTCGGCGACGAAGTGGATTCCATCAACACGGTGGCATAGCCCCCCTTTTCGGCCCCTCGCGCATGCAAGCGCGGGGGCTATTTCTTTTGTTCTCGACTGGAGAAACGCCTATGAAAGACCGCTACGATGGCTTCAGCGTTGGAAACAACAGCTCTGCTACGCACGCATTTGCAATCACCCCAAACGACGAAACCGACCTAGAGGAAGTCACCCGAGCTATTTTCGTCGGCGGCGCTGGGAATTTGACGGTGGTTCTCAAGTCCGGCGCCACCGTGACCTTTGCCAACATCGTTGCGGGTGGCGTTATTCTCCCACTCCGCGCAACCCGCGTGCTCACAAGCAGCACCGCAACCGACCTTGTGGGGCTGGTCTAGTGCTGACCCTCAAGACCGCGCCGGCCTCGCTGGCAACCATGATGCTGCAGGACGTGTGCGATCACCTTCGCCGCGTTGCCTTGCTCGACGCGGATACCCCGATCGCACCGCCCGACCTAGCCCATATCGAGCGCCTGACTGAGTCAGCCGTGGCCATGCTCGATGGGCCGGACTCGAAGACCCGCCGCGCCTTGCTCACCCAAGTATGGACCGCAACGTTCGATTGGCTCGCGCCGGAACTGCCGCTGCGCTTCTCGCCTGTCCAGTCCATTGTTTCCGTCAAGTACACCGACACCGATGGCACAGTTCAGACCCTCGCGCCGGCCACGTACAAGCTGCACGGCGCCACCTCATGGGATCCCATCGTTGCGCCTGTCTTTGGCGAGACATGGCCCGATACCCGCAACGAAGCCGACGCCGTCATTGTCGAGTTTACCGCGGGTTATGGCGACACCCTGGCCGATGTTCCTGCGCCGCTCCTGCAGGCCGTGCGGCTCTTGGTGGCGGAATGGTATGAGACCCGCGAAGCCATCACCTTCTCCAGCCCCAGCGAGTTGCCGCACGGCGTCCGCGACCTGATCCAGCCATTCAGGATCTACCGCTAATGGCCGCCCGCTCAAAAATGACCGGCGCCAAGGCAATGGCGACAACCTTTCGCCGCGCGTCCGGTGGCCTGCTCACCCCCATTAGCGCCGCGGCGCGGAAGTCCCTTGCACCGCAGCTTGCCGCGGCGAAGCGGAACAGCCCCCGAGATGACGGCGACCTGCGCAAGTCCCTAATCATCAAGAAGAACCCGAAAAGCCCCAAGACCAAACCTCAGCATGTCGTCGGGCCGCGGGCCGATTATGTCGGCAAGGACGGTGCCCAGCCGGTTCGGTACGCGCATCTGACGGAGTTCGGTTCCGCCGATGGCAGTCAGGCCGGCACTCGCTGGTTGACCGCTTCCTTCGAAGAAACCGCCGACGAGGTGATGAAGCGTCTCAAGGACGGTATCGGCACCGAGATCGAAAAACACCTGGCCAAGAAGGCGGGCCGGAAATGAGCGCCATCAAACTCGCCATCCACCTGTTGCTGGATGATGCCGGCATAACCGGCCTGGTCGGTACTGATGTTTACCCCGTTGCGGCACCGCAGGAGAAGGGGCTCCCCTACATCGCCGTGTCCCTCGTGTGGGAAGAGCAGGAGACGATCCTCGCCGGCCATTTGGACGCCTACACCAGCCGCGTCAGCTTTGCCTGTGTGGCGGCCTCCCTGTCGGCTGCTGACGCCATTGCCGAGGCGATCAAAGACGCCATGAGCGGCGTGGTCAATACGAACGTGCTCGACGGCCAGGGCCAACGGATGGCCACCGTAACGGCTTGGAAGGAAGGCACCGACATGACCGACTACACCGAAGACCGAACCGTCTTCCGGCGCCTGTTGGATTACCGCATGAGGTGGGTACGATGAGAGCCGGACCACTCAACCGCTTCTGCTCGATCATCCGCGAAGGCGAGATCGGCCGGGACGATTTCAACATGCCGATTTACGGCGACACCACCGTTGCCCAGTTCTGGGCCGCGCTGGTGCCGAAGTCGGAAGAAGAACGTTTCGCCGCTAGCCAAATCTTTGCGAGCCAGGTGGTGACCTTCCGCACCCATTTCGTGGATGGCTTGGCCGAAACCGATCGGCTGGAGTGCGACGGGAAGACCTACAACATCGTAGGGCTTCGGGAGATCGGATATCGAGCCGGGACCGAGATCACCGCGAAAACGAGCACTTAGTCAGTCGACAGCATGGTTCATCTTCAGGAGGTCGAACGCTGTCGCAAGAGACTTGTAGGCGGCAGGCGTCATGCTCATGCCGCCCGTCGCATACTGAACTGACTGCTGCCAGCCGTTGCTGCGCCGCTCGAAGTAAGCCAGGCTCCCCGGAGGAATCTCGGATCTGCCGCTAGAGGTGTCTGGCAGTGCGTCATGACCTCCTGAGACCAGTTCGTCGCTATGAGCCTCAGTCAGGTACTCATACGCCTTGTCGAGGTTAGGCTTGGACCGACCGTCTAGAGGCAGCACTGTAGCGAAGCCGGCCGGGTAGGTGACAAAGGGCACCCAGCCCCCTTTGGTTTTCCAGAGTACGACTTTCGATCCTATCGGAAACGGCGCAGCCATGAACTGATTCTCACTTTTGATCCTAGGTGGAACATATAAGGAACCGATGCTCGCATCAATCCTACCACGCTCTTCTCATCAACAACGACCATTGCGCCCGCTCCCCTTTACCGGGGGGCGGGCTGTTCGTGCGTCTGAAGCAATGCAATATGTATTCAGGCAATCCGCTATGTATTAGTGCAGATGCAAAATGCAATGATAAACAACGCGCTAGACAGTTTCTGCAAATCATGCGAGTGCTACAAACGTAGCGGGCGAGAAGATGGTTCCAACATCTATCCCGCCCTTGTCCATCAGGCTAATCAGGAGCCCTTATGACAGACCTTGTTGTCGCACGACTTTGCACGCCTGCCAAGTCCATCGCCCATTCCGACATCTTCGAAGCCGCCAGCATGGTAAACCTTGCCTGCCTCGCGACCGAGCGCATTGCCGACCTGGCCGCCGCTGGGCTCGATGTCGAGGGCCACCTCGCCGACCTTATGGCCCATCTCAAGGAGGCTTACCGGAAGCTGACTTGAGGCCCCTTCGTCTGTAATTCGTTGACAAAACTGTGACTATACTATATTGGGACTGCCTGCTCTTTCGATAGAGCCATCGGCGGGATGTTACCCCATCAGGCCTTAGTGCCGCGCCCGCCAGGAGTCACGGAATGTCTACAACCAACTTTGGGCGCATGTCCTGCGCCTAATCGGTGCTGGCCGCCTAGTTGTTATGGCTCCCGCACCTTTGTCATGAACAAAGCAAAAGGAGTCACACAGTGGACTATAACGATCTTCGCGCCCTTCTTTCCGACGACCTTCTCCGCACCGCCGAGTGGCGCCGTGAAAAAGCGCAGGAATTTCCAGACGACAGGCAGCGGAATGAGGACGCGGCCAAATGGGCTGAGCGTCTAGCCGATCAGTTTCGCGAGCTTGATGACGAAAAGATGCGTTCGCTGTCTGCCGCAGTCGGGGAGTACGATCTTAGGGAGGCCGAGGTAGTCAGCGAATACATTCGCCAGATCGGCTTTGCCCGACTTCCTCGAACGGCCGAGTTGATGGCCTACGACCTGTCTATGTGCCTTGGCAGCGTGAGCGATAACGACGCCGCATAAACATCGAAGCAACTGGAGCAACGGCCGGGCGGGAACACTGCCCGGCTTTTCTTTGCTCACGCTACGGCTACCCTGGCGGCTACCCTAGGCAATTTTGGCGGGTTAAAACGCCCTGCCCCGCCAACCGGAAAAATCTCAACAATTACAAAGTGGTGCGGGCGACGAGACTCGAACTCGTACGACTATACAGTCTCCGGATTTTAAGTCCGGTGTGTCTACCATTCCACCACGCCCGCGCTTCGCCCGCCCCTCAGTCCGTTCCGCCGGAAATGGGCGCGACATAGGCGACATCGAGGTCCCAGGGGAAGAATATCCAGG